AGCATTTTCAGCTTCGAGCTTAGAATATTCAGCAATGGAATAAGTACGGCCACCAGTCGCCTTTTCAGAGACAACATACTCACCGTTTTTCACTTCAACTACATCATATCCCTCTGATAAATAGAAGGCTTTATCAGCCTCATCAACAGTCAAGACCCGATTTTCTTTTCTAACTTTCATTTTAATCCTTTCTATGCTTCAATAACAAATGCTAGGCCGTCGTGTTTAGTTTCAAATACTAAAACATCATCATAAGATTGTTCGTAATATAACCAATTTCCGCTGTTCGCAGCAGATGGAGCGTCAAGTCCAACAAAGCTATATTTTTGTGGCGCTGCCATACATGGAATGTGGATCAGGAAAAATTGAATTTGTTTAGCTGTAGGATCTACAACAGCACCAGTTGTGAAGTCATATAGAGTTTTCATACGATCTGATGGGATTGCTGGCTCGATAGTTACATCATCTAAACGAGCGATGATACGGTTAATATCTCCTGTATTATTTTGAACAGGGACAGTACGAGAGAATTGTTGTAAATTCTTGATGAGGGTTCGAACGGTCGGTGTACAGAAAATAGTACGTCCAGTTGTAGGCACGCCCTTTTCATCCATCTCAGTCATGAGTTTATCAAACGTTGGCAAGAAATTATCTTTAGTCAAAGTAACTGTTTCAATCCCAGAACCGTCAGTAGCAAGTGCCACTTTACGTGCGTACAAACTTGATACCATTTGTTTATCCATTTCTGGGATTTTTTCTTCATCGTTGTAAACTTTTGTAATGTTAGCAATTGACGTTACTTGTTGAGTTTCGTCAACATCAATTGGATCTACTAATGTTGACCAGTATCGCTCGTTGGTCAGCTCGTAAGTTTCCCATTGGTTTTCATAGTTAGCTTCAACTGCTGTGATTGAGCGACGTGTTCGATCCTTACGACCATTTTTGATTAATAGCTTAGGAACTTTGATGGTTTTAGTGCCACTGAATTTTAGGACACTGTTTGATGGTGAATTCCATAATTTTTGAGTGTATAGCAACCCATTTGCTGCATAACGTTGTTGTAATCCTGCTTGGTAGGCTTCTGCGTAGTTTAAAATAGCTGGCATGTTAAGTTCCTTCTTTCTTATTTTTCTGTAGTTGGGATATCAGAAGTAAATGCTGATATCATTTGTGCTGTGAGGTCTGGATCTGATTGTTTCCCATCGTTCAAATTATTTTCAATGGTTTTGAATCCTGTTCCACCACCCCCACCTTTATCATCTCCAGTGGGGTCAAATTGGTTAGCATAAGTGGTTTTTAAATCCTTAATTTTATTGTCAAGGTCTTTAATTGAACCATCTTTATCTTTTTCAACTTCTCCAAGTTTGAATACAAGATAATCAATGTCTTTTGCCCCAGCATCTCGCAAACTTTTTTCAAGTGTTGCACGAGTTGCAGTAGTTTCTCGTTCAGTTTCAAGCTGTTCGATTTTAGACTTATAGTCACTGATTTCAGTTTGAAGTTTTTCAACGTCCTTATTATCAGCTTGCAAGGTATTGATTGTGTCGTTAGCTGTTTTAAGTTCATTTACTTTGCTATTGAAATCCTCTTTCGGCACAGCGTTTTTGGGAAATTCCGCGTCAATTTCTTTATTCGCTGCTTCGAGGTCAAGTGTGCCATCCTCTTTTAAGTGTTTGGCCAAAATAGTTTTGATCCATTCCATGTTAACGTTCTCCATTCCTTTTATTCTGGTTGGTCCCAGTTAGAGTTGCGAGATATTCCGCTCGCTCGGTGAATTGGTATCAGTTTAATGTCATAATTCCAGGACAGTAAGAAAAGCACCTGTCAGTGTGACAAATGCTTTTTTGAGTATAAAAATAGCACTCAATCTTTATGACTGTGTGCTATATTTCGGATAATTTATCAATTACTTTTTCAATTCTCAATCCTTCACCTTTGATTTCATCATCAATTGCAAAAGACATCATAGCATTTTCTAAATCCTCTATCAGTTTATCGTAAGCATCATCATTATACTTAGACTTGACTGATACAAACTTAGAAATATATTCAATCTCACTCTGTGTTAAAACATCACTTAAAATCATTTGTATCACCCTTCCTTGGTATATTTTCTGACTGTTCGACTTCCTGTTTTATGAGTAGTGACGACTGTCCCAGTATCTGGGTTAACAACTACAGAAACAATACGACCAACATACTTGCGTGAAATACCATTATTATCAATTTTATCAGGTCTAATGTAAATCGGATTAACTAAAGCATCTACTATCTCATTTGGGTTTACTTCCCGTGAAATAGTCCGATCTGCTAAATGCTGACTTGTACGTTTAATCTCAACGCCATCAACCGTCCTCACACCAATTATAGCATTATTAGCTTGATGATGCTTATCTTTAAGCCATTCTTGATAATTTTGGTATGCCCCAGCCTCGTGCGTCTCGTTATCACGTCTTAACTTAGGATCATAGCCTTTAATAACTGATATTGTCCGACATCGGCAATTACAATCCTCGCTAGCTTCTCCGAACATATGGGGCTGTAAAGCTTTGTAACCACTAACCTTAAAGTATTCCTTTATGGGAATTGTCGTGCCATCGAGCTGAGCATGATCACTACGAGTTTTCATGTCAAGAGCAGCAGACCATTGCTTCTCAATCTCAACACCTTTAGCTGTGATATCGTCTTGAGACTTTTGACGTGTAATTCCTGATACTCTTCCGCCTTCAGTTCTTGCAATTGTCATAGCACGTCTGTACTTAGAATCACCAATGTTTGAAATACGTTTGGCAATCTTATCATAACCCAGGCCCTTCACGAAACCTCGTGTCAGCTCTTGATTAATCGACTGCTTAAGCTTAGTAACATTGCCTTGAAGCCTTGTTGATAGCTTGCGACTGGCTACAGGCGTTTGGATAATCGTCTCGATCGTCTTAGTATCAAGCATACTAAAGCTAATAGGTATACCTGTTGTTTGTTCAAACTCATAAAACAATTCGTTATACCCAGATTGTCCGACAGTATCCAAGTAATTATAAATCTTACGATTATTAACACTTTGGAGCTCTTCAATACTTATTTGGAGCTGTTGTTTGATTAGTTTCAAACGCTCAGCTTGCATTTTTTGAGAGAAATTAAGCTTTTCGGTGTCTTCAACTAATTGTCTAACCTGATCATTGACTTCGTTATAAACAGATTTATAAGATTCCAAAAGTTCATTGGATAAGCTCTCTTCTGATTTTTGGAGTAACTCCTCAATCTCAGACTGATACTTGTTCATTATCAATCACATCCTTTTTAGGCGAACTATAATCTTGGGATCCTAAACGCTGCACAACCTCATCATAATCTAGGTCTTGAATAGCGCAGATTTTTTTGAGTAGGGACTCATCATCAAGATAAGGTGCCACATCCAGTAGATTTTGTATCAACTGACCTTTAGTTTCAGCTTCTACCTTTTCAGTCTCGGCGTTATCAGTTTGATTGATCAGTGTTGAACGTGTAATAACGACTTCAACTTGTTGTCTTTTAAAAGACTTATGATATCGTTCATTGATATCTAGGATGATTATGTCCAATAGCTGCTTAATAAATGCACGTAAGCGAATTTCAGTCTTATTGCATTTTAAATCAAGTAACGAATATCGTGACTTAATGACAATATTTGTGATATTACCGTCACCAACCTGTGAGGAATCGAAAGCCATTCCAAATTTATAAATAGCCTCTTTATCTGTTTCTAACTTCGTTTTACGTGCAGTAACTGGGATATCAACAGTCTTGACATCTATGCCCCCATCCTGACTAACACCAACTGTCTTTTTAGTTCTTAAATTAGTGACTAGGTTATCTAAGTTATCACTTTGATACCCCTTCACTGCATAGATCGGATGGTCAAAGTCAACCAAGTTGTTAGATAATGCACATGCCATCAAGTCGTAATCATCAATCAGCGCCTTAATAGGCTCAAGGTCTGTCTTCTCGTTCTTGTTATTAGACAACTTCAAGAATGGGATATATCCGAAACCTTTTCCTAATAATTTTCCATCACTATCTTCAACAACTTGATGAAATCTCGGATTTATTTCTTGTGACTCATCCAAAATGAAACGATTATTATAATCTGACGAAGAAACAAAGAACCACGTTTTCTCAGTATCCCAAAGTTCTGCTTTAGTCACTGTTACTTTTCTATTATCCTTCGTAATATCCGTGTCGTAGTAACGAATAATAGCAATCACTTCATTCATATCATCATAGATAACGATAACTTTGCGGCTATCAGCAACTTTAAAAAGCAACTTTCCTGAAGCTGCACGGTAGACATAAGCAAATTCATAAGCTTTTTTACTTGCACCTTCCACCATTTCCTGCAGCATTAACTGAAAATCATCGTCAATATACTCTTCGAG